ATCTTGAAAGATTCGTCAGTACCCTTAGATTCATATAAACTTCTTGCTTCTTTTATAAAATTATTAACATCTAATTCAGGACTTAAAGCAACACCCTCTAAACCAGGGGTATACATTGCTTTTAGCTTATCATATATTTCTCTTAAGAATAATGCACTTAAATTCTGAACACTATCACCAGAATTATGAGTACCAGCAACAGTTTGCTTCCAATCTATATTTTTATGGTCTAATTGATTGTGATAAGTGGTAATTCCACTAAATCCTCTAACACATCCTGTAAAAGTTGTTGCAGTTTTATCAGAATATGTAATAATTTCATCATTAATCTTTAAAAGACCCCATCTTTGAGGAAATCCCTTCGTATTATCAGAAACTGTAATAGTATCATCACTAGTAGTAATACTAGACGCTAAAGAAACTTCTCCAGATACAACTTCCTTCGTTAAATTATCAATTCTAATATATTTGTCAATATTTTCTCCAATATCAACAGGACCACCTTGATATTCCGCAGAAATATAATATTGCTTTAGAAAATCCTCTAATAATGGATTTTCAGTGATCGCAAACTCTGGAGTTTGATCATTAACAACTTGATAAGTTTTTACTCTAGTTGATAGAGGGCTATATGTTTCAATCATCCGTTTTTACGATCTAGTAATAGAACCATTAGAATAACTAGAAGTAACCTTATATCCAATACCAGAAATTTGTTCACCAGAAGATATAGTGTCTCTTACGATATTTATCGTAGTATTAGACATGTCTAATTGTAAATACAAATCTTTTAATCCAATGATATCATTTGATCTTGGATATGCTTGAATTTCGATAATTCCAGTTCCAAGAGTTGTACCAGTTATATTAATTGTATTAATAACAATTTCGCCTTTTTCATAATCTACATAACCAGCAGAAGGAATAACAACAGGTGCATTTTCTCCTGAAATTTCAGTTAATTGCACTACAGCAAGATCTCCTGTTAATAAGTTATCACGAGGAAGATCAGTGAAGTATAAAGTATTGTCATTACCCTCAATTCTAAATCCAGTACTTTTAATGTTTTTACCAGCTGGATTAACATGGAATGCATTACCAAAACATAATTCATATTGAGTAAATGCATTAAAAATAGGTTTTAAATCCCTCCTCATAGTCAATTTCATAATATTTGAAGTAATAGCATTATTTGTATCATCAATAATACCTTGAGCTTCAGAATATTTGAATCTACCACCAAATTGATTTAAATTAGCAGATTTACCATAAGAAGTAAGTGCAGCAGTAACTTGTGATTTTAATCCATCAACATCACTGAAAATATTAGAATTATAATAAACTGCAGTTTCAAGTTCAACATAAAGCATTTGAAGATCTACTATTCTTTGGTTAATACCAGCAATAGAATATCTTTTCAATTTATCTAAAATTTGAGTTTTAGTAAAGTCAGACAAATATGTCGCATTTCGTGGTTTTACACTTAATATTACAGTACCAAATTCAGGAGGATCCAATTCTTCACCACCCATTACAGAAACAGACTCTGCATCAGGGAATACACTCTGTATAATTGCTTCGTAATCCCTTGCTGTAACCGCCCTGTACTGCGATGAATAGAGTCTAGGTGCAATATACTTAACAGAGTCAACACTTTCTACATCGCCGCCTCCTTTAGCAGTCTGTACTGTGTTAATTATTGGTGATGTAGAAGCATCAACAGGATTTCCAGCATCATCCACTAAATCTCCACTATATGAGAAGAATTTACCATCATTACCACCCTTTCCATCAGTAATAATATAGCTAACATCAATAATATCACCATTATCTAACTTTTTACCAAATAACCCATCACCAAATAGCAATTCATACTTCTCATCCTTGACTTCTTGAACAAGATAGATGTTAGATTGTTCATTAATTGCTGTAATATTGTCAACATGTGAATATTCTAGTCCTGAAGTAGCTCCAGACTTCCTTACAAAGACTCTAATAGACGCAGAATCAACAAATGAGTTGTCTAATATGAATCTTTGGTCTAAACTACCATTAACACGGAAACTTTTCTTTAAAAGTGTACCTTGATAGACAGTAATATCTTTAAATACTCCTGTTCTAGGAGGATTTGTTGTTGCAGTAGAGCCAGTATCAATAGGACTATTAACTGTTATGTCTTCTGGTATTGAAAAAGTGAAAGAAGTGTTATTTACAGCACCAACTACAACTAAACCTTTCCTTAATGTAACAGTATTACTATTTCCATTGAATTTAAAGTCAAAACTAATGATTGCTTTAGCAGATTTACGCGATCTTGGTACATATCCGATGTTTCTTGCTAAAGAAACGACATTTTCACGCAAAGTTGCTGAATCCAAGAAGGATTCATTAACAACCATGTTGCTATTAAACGCCGTAATGTAAGTATTATATGCTAATATATCAATTAGGATCGACATATTCGACCCTTCATAGTCAAAATCAGTAAAATCTGAGTTTGCTCTTAAATAATCTTTAATTTGACCCTTAATCTGATCAAAATCAAGGTTAGTAAACTTGGTTACGGGCATGTTCTTTACCTAGTTGCCTCTAAAATGAAGGAAAATGACTGAGTAGCATAATCTTGTCCTACAATATGATAAGATACGAATAATTCAAATGCATTAGAATCAGGTCTTGGGTCAGCTTTCACTGCAATGTTGGCAATTCTTGGTTCATATCGCAATAAAAGAGACTTAATCTCTGCTGCAATTATTCCTCCAGATGCAACATCAACAAAACCAAAGAGAGTTTCAGTGATATCTGATCCTACACTACTATAAAATCGCTCATTCACCCCAGTCTGAACCAAATTTCTCACTGCGCGAGTAATTGACCTCTCGTTCTTAAGAACATTTAAGTCTCCAGTTACAGGATTTGGCTTAAAATCGAGAGTAATATCTTTATAACCGCGTGATCGTTTGATCGCCATTAATTATGGGCACTATATGTTGAGATTATTTATACCCGTTTTCTTAACTATCTCCTATTAGCACCGTTAATTCTATAGATTCATCATCCATTTCCCATTCTTCGTCAATTAAAAGACCCTTTTCTTGAAGAGTTTCATGAAGAGTCTCTCTAGCATATTGTTGTGGATCAATAGGAACACTAGTCTTATAAAGAAGCTTTCCAAATTCATCTTCAATTGTACCGTCTTCTTTAATATAGAACCTGGTGTTCCTTTGTAGATCAATAGACATGATAGTACCCCTGTGATCCGATTGCACTATATGTAGGCTTTCTATACTCGTGTTTCTAAAATAGCCTCTTTTATAACAGTTTTTAACTGTCTTAACTTCTTCTTACCGAGACCTGCTCTTGTATCGATCTTTACCTTTACCCAATATACTCCTGCTAATACTAACAGAAAGGGGATAGCATCTGCCCAAGAGATCTCATTCCATGCTTCTACTACATTCATCTTCCTTGTCCCCTATAAGGTTTACGAGGCGAGTTTCGCGCCGTAGCGGAATATTTGGTATTCTTAGAACTACCTTGCCTAGTCATTTTCTTTACAGTTTCAATATTATTACCTGTTCCACTAATACTAAGATAAGACTTAACTTTCTTCATGAGACCTCACAGTAAAATGTATGTTATTTGGATGAGGATATCCAGTATCATAAAATGTACTCGATAACGCCATCATTTTCTCCATAAAATCATCTTCAGAGAGATCTTCATAGACCTCTCCTTCATCGATTCTAATAGTGTAGATATCAGTCACTAAATGACTCTTTGCTTCTCGTGCCCAACTCTTACTCTGGGATCGCACCAGATCTCGAATCCTGCATCGAGAGCATCTAGACAGAATGAGACATCCTCTCCACACATGTCTTGTACCTCTCCACTTTCAAAGACTTGCATCTTAGGTGCGAACCAAGGATACTTCATCTTATCATGTTCCCATACACCATGCTTAATAAGAACCCATCCAAACCCTGTATAATCGACAGTAAATGGTTTCTTACGCTTAGACATAGTTTCACCAGTCTCATGATTCATAACCCCTCCGTTATTACGGAAGTTGTCCTCATCGAGCCAGTGAGCAACAGAAGTGGTTTGACCATCTTCCGTCATATACCAACCTGCAGCAATGTTCTTATTCATAAGAACTAGTTGTAGGAACTTTTGAGTATTAAAGACAATATCACTATCAATCCATAATTGATAATCATACTTAAGTTTACCATCCCATGGAATTTGATCTGGTCCTCGTAGTACATTTGCTCCAAGACACTTACATCTGGCAAAGTTTACCATAGATGAATAATCTTGAGAGATTTGAATACTAGCACCATGTTGTACTAGATCAAAACATAATTGTACAAAGTTCTTAAGATAAACATATGATACTCCACGACCAGGAAGACAGAAGACAATAGACTTGCCCCTCAACATTTCCCATGCTGCATCATAGTCCCATTCTTGTTCTTCCTTCTTAGGCGGGGACTTCGCCTTTACAGTAAATCCTTTAGCCATAATGATTCGCTAAGACATAGTTATTATAACAGATTATATATGCTAAGTCAAATAGACATTTCCTGCAATCATAACTCTTTCTATATTAGGTGTTCTGAAAGGTATTACTGTATGTAATAAATTAGAATCAAATAATATTACATCACCTGTCTTAGGACATATATGTTTTCTCTCATTCATATAAAGAAACTCTATTGATCCTGGAGGAGCACCAGGATGTTGTGTATGAAATTGTATCTGCTCTGTAACTAACTCTTCAGGTACATCTAAGTATATCCCAAAACTTAAATGATGAGGAATCTCCATCTGGAGTCCATGTGTAGTTCTTTCATGATTATGTAAAGGACATAGCATACCCCTTGAGAAATAATTAACCCAAGCTTGATCTATAGTAAATGAACTGTCTATAAAAGGTTGAAGTTGTTCTGCTATAAAAGGAAATTCATCTGAATCAAATCTTAAAGTAGGATTCTCTACCCATTCTTCAGTACCTTCATGAAGTTCTTCTTTAGTACGCCCTTTTAAATCTCTAAGGGACTTTGCCTTTTCATATAGTTTACTTATTACTTTATGAGATAATGTAGTTTTCCATAATCTAGGTCCAAATCTATATTCAGTAACTTGCATCACTCATCTCTTCTCCTTCAACTTTAAGTATTCTTAACTCTTCATGTTTATTAACTCTCTCTTTAATCTTATTAAGTAACTGATCTTCATCAAGATTAATTAATCCAGTTATAGGAGAATTGTTTTCATCATATACATGGAAACTAGTATTCATTTGGATTAACCCCATGTGCTTTTCTGAAACTTTCTAATTGATCCATCATGGCATTAGGATCGTAATAAGGATCATAAGGAACACCTTGTAATGGTCTGCCCTCCAATTCTCTTTTCTCATCAGTTACATACATCATAAAAGCTCCAATCTGTTCTGTACCTTTAAATGGTTCTCTCCAGTGTTCCATAGTATTACCATTATATATTACCATATCTCCAATGTCTTGTGTTACTTCATGATCAGTATCATCTACCTTAATATGTAATGGCCATTCATGATCAGTGTCTACTAACAAAGATACTGCAACATCCGCCGACGCCCTATCCTTATGCTTAGGTAATATAGCATCATGATAACTAATCCGCCCATAAGAATAACAATTATATAACTTTAATTCTGTAACTTCCTCTACAATATCTTTTATTACTACATCTGCTAATGCTTCATATCCTGCAGGTGCATACCATGAGAATGAGTTTTCCACAATATCATCACCTTTAACCTTATCAGCATGATTAGGATATAATATCATATCTCTAAGAATTCTGAGTTCCCTTGCTAATACTTTACAAGTCTCCTTTTCTACTGCCCCTTTGATAATATAGAGATCATTCATTCTTCTTCTATAAAGATTCCATCTTCACTGAGTATCATATTAACTTCCGTGTCTTCATACCAACCGAGTTCATTGACATATGACTCAGGTACTGCTATAATATATTCATCACTTACAGGATCGACCTTGAGAGTCATTTTGATTTTATTAAATTTTTTCACAGTATCCGTGGACTGACCTTTGATTTTATATAGCGATTATTTTTTTTATAGAGTGATATCGAGAAGTCGAATTGGGTCGTTTATAGCTTATGATTAAGGAACCCTATTAAAGACGCATCGCCACACACCACGCTAACACATAAGACGCGAAACACTGTCATTCTGAGTGTTAACGAGTATCATGCAATCATAATGCTCAGAGTAACACAGAGCTACTGCAAATTACACATGGTGTTTGTTACTTAAGGTCTCATAATAATCCTCTCTTCGTTGATACTCTTCATCGTCATCTTCATAATGCTCGATGATACTTTGGAATTGCAATCCTGTGTCATCGAATGTATCAAAGTCATCCATGATTGCAGTCCTCTGAGTAATACTGAGTGTTATGAATTAATTATACCATGATACATTTAGACTGTCAAATGTTCATTGAGCATTATGTCATTTTGTTTCATGATACTTTGTGGACTATGTGTTACAAACTGTATCCTACTGATTGACATTGTGCCGTGTCCATGTTACGCTCGCTTAGTCACACTCATAAAACCGCAATTAGACCCCTTTGAGTGTCACTGAGAGACCATACAGTAAGCATCAATTAACAACGCAACATAGTTTATTTAACTATTTAATTAATATGCGTAGTTTTCCACAAGACTGTTAATAACTGTGTGTTTCCTGTGTAATACTTAGTGCATGAAATCGCTGAGATCTCACTGTACATCAGCATACCTATGTTGTTGCGCCTTGTAGATACTTACTGGGGAAATTGCACCTTCTTGGTTGTTATCCACAGGTGTGCAATTCTCCCATTGTTGTGGATAAACTAATAGATTAACTTTCACAGTTGGGTGTCTACTATTGGGACAAGTTGCTGGTCTTTCACTAACAGTTATTGTAATGTAATCATCAGAGATAAATGCTATTTTCCCCTCGTTATCTTCATGCCTTATGTGTAAACCAATTTTGAAATCTTTGAATTCCATTTGATAACTTAAGGGGGTGTGATTATCTTATGATGAGTATTACTTAGTGCCTGAAGTCTTATGATCTACATTATTATCTAGCGGGCGAATCGGGCGTGACTCGTTATCACTAACTGAAGCATGAAGATGCTCAGGAAACTGTTGAAAATACTTAACGATTTCATCATAGTTAGTGATAGTAACTGGTGATGATGTTGTGTTCATTGGATGATAATTAAGAGGGGTGAATTTGGTGTTGTTGAGTGATAATAAAGAAGGGGGAATTGCTCCCCCTTGATTAACACTCTCCTAAGTAAACTAACTCGAAGTCAATTACATTTAGGTCTTCACCAATTATGTTAATTAGTGAGCGTAATTGCTTCTCGCCATTACTATAAATGTTGAAATGTGCAATGTAGTCACTAACACTAAGTAAATCAACGATTATATCATCTTGTTGATATTTAGAGATGAAATCAGTGACCAATGTGTTACTAACTGATGCAAATGCTACTTCACATTTAGCGACATAACCTTCAAAGAAATTGATATCTTTTGAGAGTTTTTCGACTGTTAAAGGAGAACGAGGCATGTGTAATTACTCTCCTAGGAGTTCATTTAGACGAGCAAGAATGTCGTCACCATTCTTACAATCTTCAAAAACTGAGAGAAGGTCGATGTTAGCGAAAGGAACAGATTGAAGAGACATAATAATAAAATAGGGTACAAAAATACCTCTTGTATGTTTATAGTCCCCAAGAGGTGATTAGAGGGACTATGTATATCAAATCACTTGATTATTTGGTGTGTCTGATATTATCATACCATCGATAAAATCAATGATCTGATGTCTATTAGAGAAGTACCAATCGAAGTTCTTTTGAAATACTCTGCAACCATATCTTACCTCTTCTAAAATAGCATTTAGTCGAGACTTTGTGGTCACTGTTTCATACCCACAAGAGGACAATTTGAGTGCATTTGTTGTATGATCCAGGGTTGCAATATTATGACCATGTAGATAAACAGAAGAGCAATTTGATGAATCATTGTAACTAACAGAGGTGTTAGATCCTGCCCAGTTTCTCTTAGTAACTAGAGCACGATTCATTTGCTGTTCAAGTTTTCTCATAGGGTGAAAATGCGTTGGTTTGCTTTACTCTTTAATTATACACGATTTTAGCGTCGTGTGGTGGAAATGTGGACAGTTTGTAGACTGTCCACTAATAGTTTATTAATAAGCGCACCTTGCTAATTCATACATAACCTCACGAACTTCTTTTACATTGTTAACATCAATATCTAATGCTTCACCACTATTTTGATACTCATC